TGTGAACCCGAGGTACTTCAGCCACCGATGGTGGAGTGTGTTCCCGGACCACGTCATGTTGTGGAGGCATCGCCTACCTGAGGCCTCGAATAGATCGTCGAGTGCCTGTTTACTGGATCGTAGGAAAGGCGAGCGATAGCGTTTGATCTTGTCCGTCCCCATCATCCAGACGGTGCCGAACTCAGGCCCTAGAGGGCTGGGACAGACGCCTGTGATGCCTACGGGGTCGCCTTCATGGTGTAGGAAGTAGCATACCTCCGATGCATGGAAAGACGCCCACAGAGCATCCAGAGCGTTGAAGCCAGCGGCCTCACACTCTTGGATGTCTGCGGTACGAAGGTTAGGTGCTACGAACTCTACGTCCTGCTCTATGGCAGGCCTGTAGTATTGGTTCATATACGCCTTCTAGATTTTGGTTGATACTCTGCCTGGTACTCGGCGTTGCCGAAGGAACAGGGGTAGGGAGTACTGTTTGTTAGCGTGATCGTTGAATCAGTGTTTACCGCTAGGACAGGGAGTCGGTAAGACCCACTATCGAGGGGGACAACACCTATATTGGATGATGCCTGTCCGACGATACGACCAGTGAACGTAAAGTTAAACGGGTCTCGTCCGACGGTCTCCGACTTCACATCGAAGTAGGCTGTGTTGTTGTATGAGATAGTCAGATACCTCAACTGAACCCTGCCATCGAGGAGGGCTACCTCGCCTTGTCCACGCTGCTGCTTAGGATAGATCGTCGAGAACTCAAAGGAGAAGGTGTAGGGGATGCCTACATAGACCTCCTTCCCGGTCAGGTCCTCGTTAGCAACAGTGTATTCATCGGGGTTAGCCGTGGCAGACGTTGTGTGCCTCAGACCATACACCTCTAGAGTATGATCACATGAGATGGCCTCCACCTTACCTACAGGCTCGTATGGAAGGGTCAGCGTGGTGTTACCTCCGGCGAACGAAATGTCTGCTGGGGCTAGTTCATACCGCCTGTCGATGTAGTACGTCAGGTCCTTAGTGTCTGTATATACGTCCTCGTCGAGGAAGATGCGCTCGAAGAACAGACCATCGGTCCGCTGCATGAGTAGGTACATATACGATCCAGAGAAGCCAGCCCACAGAATGCGGGTAACAGCCGGGAAGGTCCACTTGCTCCAAGCGTTCTGTACCTTCTTATTTCCGGCCCAGAAGTATTTGTAGACGAATAGGGAGTTCGTCTCTCCCTGCGTCCCAACAATGTAGACCTGATTACGGTCAGAGCCAGCAACGAACTGAACATCATTTTTGATGTACTCAGGGATCGGGGCTGTTACGTCATCTGCATCATCTATGGTGCCATTCTCCTTCGGGTAGAACTCGCGGACCTTGACGTAATTGTAGAACGGACGGTCATCTACCATGTAGAGCGAGGTGCCCAACATGGTAGGCTTGATGCGTTCCGAGACGTCAAAGCCAGAAGAGAACTGCACCTTGATGGTTTTAGGAGAGAGGTAGTTGTCGTAAGCGACACGGAACTGTTCTTTGGAGGACATGACAATCAAGTCTTTGTTGAACTGAACCGCATGGCGTAGGATGTTCACCTGATCGCTCAGGGCTGCTACATCGATGGGGTCACTGTCCACGAGCTGGGTCACGGTTGTCCGGTAGAAGTTCTCGTAGTTATTCGCTTCCGACATGATGATGTTCTCGTCAGACAGGAAGCCCAGACGGCCTACCCATGTGAACAAGTCGTTAATGGTCCTGCCCACAAAGGATGGGTTCTGGGAGCTACTGGCGTCACCAGCGGTACGTCCCTTCCAGTTATGCTCTTGGAAGGTCCATGTACCATCAGAGTTGCGGATCAGGGTATGGGGCATGGTAGCTAGTTGTAGCTCCTCGCCTTCACCATAGCCCACGCATTCTTCCCATAAGCCGTTTTTGAAGATGACGTAGTAGTCATCCCCGGCCTCCTCAGGGTCTCCCTGGACGTTCACGATCTTGCCTTCAGGAGCGTTAGGAGGAAGGTCGGAGAAGGAGAGGACATTCTTGTAGAATGCCTTGAGGGCCTTGTCGCCTGAACCACCCTGCACCTCTATCTTCCCATCGGTAGGGAAGTCGGTGATCGTAAGGGTCGAGCCATTCTGTATAACGGTCCAGCCATTCGTCTCCAAGTCCGTCTTCAGCTCCCCGGCAATAACGGCTGTATCAGGTACGGCGGTGCTCGCATCAGTGCCTACCGGGGTGAGGTAGGAGGCCTCGAGGGTTCCGTCGATGTAGACCGAGTAGTAGTGGTTAGCTACAGACTGCTGAACGTATACGATGGCCTCGTTCTGGGGGTTACGGCGACCGGAGAAGTTAGGGGAAATTTGGGAGATGTCCCGTACCTGCCACTCATAGCTCACAGGAACGGCTGCTTGGGTCTCTACCAATTCGTATTCAAAGTAAACAGGAAGCCCGTCACCATAATCCTCAGCCAAGACAATAGTATCACCTTCGCTACCCGAAGATGGGTTTGGGAGAGACCAAAAGAAGTCGTCACCCTCGGTTATTGTTACTTGACCAACCAATTCCCACTCCAACACCTGATCAACCCCCGGTATATCTACGCAGAGGTAGTAGAAGCTGGTGTCGGTCGTCTGGTAGACATCCCCAAGATAACCTATAGCGGCTGTGGGGAGGGACGCGAAGTTAGCGGCGGTGCCATCAGGTGTATACCCGCCGGACTCAACCTTTGCTACTGTGCCAACAGCCTTGGTCCTATTCAGGATGAAGGTGTAGTCACCAATCGTCTGGAATCGGTAGTCGTCGTTTGGGGAAGTGACATCCAGATAGCTCTTGCCGTCAGGGAAGGTCACCGTCTGTTCAGCACCGGTCTCTACATCAACTACCTTCAGGTCCCCGTTCATCGCAATGATGAGGTAGCGGTAGGTGTTAGACCTGTCGATGAAGTGCGCCTTGGCCTTGTTAGGGGCGGCGATGTTGACAGCAGAAACGTGTTCAGTAGGAGGACGCTTCTGTAGGCCAGACATGAGGCTGGGCCATGCGTTCTCCATCCGGCTGCACATAGTGGAGAGCCGGAGAGATGGCGGCTGCTGTGAGACGCCGCCGACCAAATTAACAAGTGAGCCGGATATTAGCATTAGATTACTCCTCGTGAGAAGGCTCCACGCATGAGCATGGAGGAGGTGCTGTAGCTGTCGTAAAGCATGTTGCGATCCGACACGTCAGACTCATCACGGAGAAGGTTCAGCCAAGCCCGTTGCTCATCTTGGACGTTAAACTTGTAGAGACTGTCAGACCCAAGTAGACGCTGCTGGGCAATACGGGCAGCCGCGAGGGCTATGTACTGCTTGGCTGCAAACGGGAGGTCATCGAAGGGTAGACCAACGAATACCTCGACCGTGATCGGGTCGGTGAATGTGTAGGCGTTGTCCGTGCGATTGAACAAACGAAGTCCACGCTGGATCACATCAATGTCAGACGAGGTGTCTACACTGTCTACACGGAGTGTATTGTTCGGGAGCACGAGCTCGTTATTAGTGTTGGGGGAGAGTATGTACTTCTCGATGTTCCAATGCCAGCCAATGGCCTGCACTGATCGTGAGGTTTCGTCGATAATGTCCGAGATAACCTGAGCGTCCGGGGCGGCGCTATCGAGAGTAGAGATGGGGGGTTCACCCATTGACGAGAGGCAGATGTTGACAGCCTGTAGCTTCGTCATGGGATTAACGTAGGTAGTCATCTATGACCTCCGGTAAATAGGTAAAGTATGAATAAAAGAAAAAGTGGGGAGAGCCGAAGCCCTCCCCGTGTAAGGATTAAGCCGCCTTACGCAGTTCGATGATGCATTCTGGACGAATGACGCCGTGCATGAGTGTTCGCCACAGGTCGTTAAGCTGTGACCGCCTTTCGGCTGCTGTAGGTCGCCCTACAGATCAGACTATATCTTTCTCCGAGATAGAATATATTGAGCCGCTTTGATTATTTTTTCAGGATCGTCGTGGAAGTGTCCAAGCCCTGAATTACAGGTTGGACAGAGAAGTCCACGAACTTCGCCAGTTGTGTGACAGTGATCTATGACAAGCGGATTCGTTGTGTATTGTTTGTGCACAACCTCGGATGCGTGTATACCGCATATCTCGCAGCGGTTGCCCGCTCGGGCGACGAGGTTGTCAATATCTTCTACAGTAATATTATACCGATGAGCTGCCTCTTTCTTGTTCCGACAGTCTTTACATTCGGTTCGATGTTTTCCATTATCCTTACGGAAGTGGAAGGCATCAAGAGGCTTCGGCTCATCGCATATGCGACAAGTCTGCATGAGAGCATCCTCGGGGTGGAGAGGCTCAATACATTCTTCGGAGAGTTCCCATTTCAGACCACTTGGTCTTACTCCCTTGCGGGATAGTCGTTACACCTTCCTCTTGCGAGGCTTGGCTCGGTATTGTCTCATAGAGAGGTCCACCGAATTAGAGAACTTTGCTTTGCGGATTACTCCGCAGAGGGGCCATAATTAACCCACGGCCATCTTCGAAACCATCAGGGTGCCCTGACGGCGGATGTCGTATGCGCTCTCGGACTTCAGGTCCAGGAGCTTTACGGTGCCCATTGCGTATGGGTGCATAACCAGAGCCGCAGTGTCGGAGGCATCGACCTGGTACTTAGTACCGAAGTCTACAGTGCCGGTGACGTGGTTCTGGGCGAGGTTGTTGGTCTTCACGACCTTCATGCCAGCGACGTTGATGACGGTGCCATCTTCGTATGCGCCGTTTTCGGAGGTGAAGTCCTTGTTCAGGATTTTGTCGTTCGTGACTAGGCCCCAGTAGGTAGCCGGAGATACGAAGACGTAGCGATCCGATGCCGGAATGTTCTTCTCGTCGAGGGTCTGCGCCGCAGCGTAGATGCCATCAACGATCTGCTGAACAGTCGGGGTAGCGCCGATGTTGGTCGAAACCGCATCGCCTTGCCCAACTGCGCCTGCACCGATACCCGACGGGTCGCGAGCTGCCTTAACAGCCAGCGAGAACAGGTTGCGGTCGTAGGTCTGGGCGAGTGCTTCGCCGCAGCCACGGGCGTATTCCGAGCGGACCTCGTAGTGGTTCTTTGCCTCGTCGATGTTCGCGATGAACGCCGAGCTGATGAGCATGTCGTCGATCGTGACGACCTTCTCATCGTGCTGGACAGCGT